GGCTAGCTAAACTACATGCAAAGCTTATTGCCGAAAACTCACCAAATATTGAGTGGGCAATAATGTTGACAGAGCAAGCACTTAAGGAGAAAAACGGTGACTAAACCCATAGCATGGATGATTTACACAGAAGACGGTAAGTCTGTGTATGTAACCGATAACCCAACCGATATTAAAGAGGACCAACGAGCTTTGCCGCTTTACACGAAGCCTGAGTGGCAGGGGCTGACGAAGGCTGATGTAAATAAACTCACAAAATATGTGATTGCGTTTAAAAGCGAGGTTGTGGAGTTTATTAGAGAAGCAGAAGCAAAGCTCAAGGAGAAAAACACATGACTGAAACCGAACGCAAACTAGACCTTCTGCTAGGCGATGCTTTAGCAGAGAACGAACGCCTAAAGCGAGAACTAAAATACCAAGACGCTAGAGAAGGTCACATCGGTACGCACGGGCCGGAGTGCTGGACGTTTGGTCCGCGTCACTACGACTGCGCCATCAGACACATCAACTCAATGACGGACGACGGAAAATGACTGACAACGTAAATAACCCACCGCACTACACGCAGGGGACGGTTGAGTGCATCGAAGCAATCCAGTCTGCGCTGACTGAGGAAGAGTTCCGGGGCTACTGCAAAGGCAACGCCATAAAATATATCTGGCGGGAAAAGCACAAGGGCGGGGATGAGTCTTTGGCGAAGGCTATGTGGTATTTAAACTATAGGGAGCAGTGTGTGTAATGTCCCAGATCAAACACGATAACCCAGACATTGCCCGCTGCGCTTCCTTTGTCCTAGGCCTGCCAGAAGGCCTGCGCTGCACTGCCATAGCAGAGCTTATGAAGGTCAGCAAGGACAAGACAAACAGACTACTAGCCATCAGCCGCCAGCTTGGGGTCTTGAAGCTGTCCGGGGCAACCTGGGTAGACCCCCAGTTCTATGATGCTCTGCGTTTAAATGCGGCAGATAGAACCCGACTTCTCAAGAGGGTTGCTTATCACAAGCGTGAACCAAAGAAGCGAGCAGCAGTAAAATTAACGCTAGGCAAATGGCCTTCTGCTCACATAGTAGGCGACAAGAAGAACGCCAGGAGCATCAATGTAAACGCTCCAAACAGTGTCTGGCAGTACGCAGACTTCGTATAAGGGATGTGTGCCGTGTAGCGGGTTAGCGCCGCTTGGTTGATGACATAGCACAAACACTGCTAGATGTGGACGGTACACATCCCCCCTGCCTGAGTGGTGAAATTGGTAAACACTAGGGACTTAAAATCCCTCGCCTCACGGCTTACCGGTTCAAATCCGGTCTCAGGCACCAAAGGACAAACATGACTGATCTTGAAATACTAGATTTAAAGCTTGCCAACATCAGCCTCCGGATGGAGCTAAAGAATTTAAAGCACAAGTACAAGGGCAGGATAGAGGCAGAGAACTGCTCCTACTTCTGTGAGCAACCAGAGTGCGCCAAAGCACTGGCAGAGAAGACCTGGGCTCCTAATGAAATGTCCAGTCTGTAAGATAGAGCAGCACCAAGTCTTACGGACAAAGGTTACAGAGCCCGGAATCTTGAGAAGAAGAACGTGTTATAACGGGCACAGGTTCACAACCCTGGAGCAAATCCTTGTACAGGAACACGCATCTTTTAAAGACAGTACGCTTGTCCCCATGTCAGCATTGCGGGGTAAGTGACGGGACTGTAGTAGCTGCGCACTCCAACCAGCTACGGGACGGTAAGGGCAGAGGTTTAAAGGCGCAGGACTATAGGATCGCTGCCCTCTGCTTTACTTGTCACTTCGATATAGACCAAGGCAGTAAGCTGTCCAAGGCCGAACGGGTTGAGATCTGGGAAGAGGCTCACCGTAAGACCATTGGATGGCTATTTGATAACGGGCTGCTTAGTCTATGTTCTTCTTGATGACCTGAATGTTGGCAGTCAGTTTATTCTCTGCCTTGGTGATGTTTAAAAGAGCATCACGCTTCTCGTCAGGTTCCATCTTAGACGCCCGGATCAGCAACTTCATTTCCCGGAACTCCTTCATGGTTTTCTCAAGGTCAAGCATATAGTCCTTGGTAGCCAAAAGCTTTATGTTGTCCTTGTAGTATGGACCCCATTCCTTGAAGTTCATGGTACGTTCTAAGAGACCCGAAGTACGCACCGCTGCGTCTGTTGAGTTCTTGATTTCATAGTAGGCACTGACAGTCCCCCGCGCTTCAGGATCAAGCAGGAACCTCTTAATGACCGGGCTTTGTTCAAACCTCTTAGAGGCATCTGTAGAGTCATTATTGATCTTATAGATGGAGTCCATGAGGCTGAAGGCATACATGCCCATAGTCCCTGTAAACCCACCAAGAAGATGGTCAAGCTTTAAAGGAGATATGCCTGTAGCCCTACCAATATCAGTAGCAATCCCAGATGTATTAGGCCCAGTCTGGTAGCCTGACTCAACACCTTCCATGCCTTGCCCAACAAGGGGCCTGCCTGTAAAGAAGTTGTAGTTTGTTGCGTACTCAACAAAAGGCTTGGCAACTTGAGGGATTGGATTTAAAGACAAAGTACCAGATAACTGCCGGACCATTGACTCTGTAAAGTCCTTGTTGGTGTCCTTGCCAAAGGTGAGTGCCATGATCCTCTCAGGGATCACTTTAAATAAGATACCAACCTCAAATGGGATGGGTAGTTTTATGCCCAACGAAGGCAGAAGCCAGTAGTTGTCCTTTGTTTCCTGCTCCTGCTTTTTGTATTCATCATCGTCATGCGTCAAGGCCCAGTACATGCAGGACATTGCCATCATGGTTGCACCACGGATGAAGAACTGCTTCTGAATTGCATCTGCGCTTTGTTGGTTTATTCCTTTACCAAAAGCTGCGCGGTAGAAAACATCCAAGCCTTGTATCCGAGCATTTAAGAACGGGATGGAGGCAGTCAGGACACGCACAATGGCAGAGTTACCCTTGCGGTTGAAGTTCATCACCTCAACAGCCCTGTAAATGGCTTCTGCTTCATTGTTGGTCTTGGCTAGGACTTCCCTGTAAACCTGCATCCGGGTTGCCGCATCAGAGGCTGTAGTCCCCTTCTCAAGAGCTTCCCAGATACCTGTCACAGGGCTAGCAAGCTTCTCGTTTGCCGTCCTATACCCAGCAGTCTTGCGCAGATCACTGGCAAACTTATTGCCGCTCTGGACAATGCTCTCAGAGTATTCATTCCCACCCAGGATGCCGGCGTTAAACAGAGCCTGGAACTCAGGTGACTTCCCTGCGATAGCTGCGGCAAAGTTCCTGATCGTTGTCGCCGGGTTCACACTCCCTATCCCAGAGGTGACATGCGAAGACATTGAATCCCGGATCATGTTAGCTAGCATGAACCCTGGTTCTTTGGTAACAAGGGTTCTCAATAACTGAGCGGGCTTAGAGAAGATCCCCATGAAGGGCACATCAGGCAGATTCAAGCTGGTCACAGCCTGTAGCCAAAGCCTATCCTGAGACCTAAATGACTTCTTCATCCCATTTACAAGGATGGTTATGGTGTCATCACCCGTGGAGACAAAGGACAACGGCTCAAGAACGTCTGTAGATCCTGGCGCATTTAAACTAAGAGCAACGGTCACAGCCTTCTGGCCTGCTGTGTTCTTGATGCCCATCTGGATGGCAGACTGCGTGTTCCGGATGATGGTCTCAAGGAAGTCCGCAACAGGAGCATCAGATCCACCTTTAAGCTTCTTGGGTGGCTTTACACCTGTAAGCGACTGGAAGAGCTTAGGCCCAATGGTTGGCTCATCATCCATTTGGCGGTAGAACGGGATGTAGTCTCCGTACTTAATCCACTCTTTCCGGCCTTCATCGTTTATAACCCCGGTGTCCATTAAATACTTGGACAACTGATTGTTGTACTTAATCCATTCCTTTTGGACATCTACAAATTCCGGGTAAAGATTCTCGTAATACGCAGCTTCTGCAATGTCAGGAGGAGTGTAATTTATCTCAGTGCCGTTAGGGTTTGTTGCCGAAGGCATCAGCCGCTTACCGCGCTTCACACCAGCCCAGAGTTGATAAGCCCTGTAAATGTCTGGGTCACCCTTGCCAAGCTTAGTGAGGACGGAGAAGATCTCTAAGGGGCCTTTAATAGTGCCATTTAAAGTACTGACAGTGGTCATGCCGTTGGCAAAGACGGGGACACCACCAGATTTACTAAACACGGCAGCGGTCAAGCCTGCACCGTAGTCAGACATCATGGCAGCAGCTTCTGAGCTTGCATCTGCCAAAAGACCGAACCCGCCCATCCTATCGGCACGCTGCTTGTCATAGACCCCAAGCTGGTTGTAACGATTTAACCAGACCTGACGGTACTCTGAGAAGTGCTTGGGAGAAATAGCACTTAGTAGTCTAGATGCCCAGCCTTCTTCTATCCGGGCAACTGAAGTGCGGTCAATTGCTGCGTTGGCAGATGCTCTCCAAGTGCTACGAAGGCTTAGCTTCTCGGTGCTTCCGGCAGGGACTCCACCACTTTCATCAGGTGTTCCGCTCTCTCCTGCGGCGACATTCCCAGTGTTAACTCCTCTATCGAAGACCACAGAGGGTCGCGGTCGTCCACTACCCTCACTGGACTGCTTGATGATTGCTTCTTCATATCCGATGTCATCTGCTTTCTTCCCACTCAGCTTACCGTAAAGACGCTTCTCATAGTACCAAAGCGCTGCCTGGATGTCCGCAAGACTCAGGTTTATTTTCTCTTCCTGCAACAATTTTTGTGTGCGGCGGGCTGCGTCATACATGAACTTGCGGTCAGAAGAACCGAAAGGAGCCTCTTCAAGCATCTCGTATTCATTCTTGTAAATGGTGTTAGCCATTTTTTCAAGTCTGTTTTCATACATCAACTGATCAAAAGCGTCTTCAGCAACTACCCTTGCTTTCTTTTCCCAAGCAGCTTTCTCTGCTTTTACCGTGGGTTCTTTCTTGCCAACAAGATGTTCTAATTCTGTGTTAAACCCATACTCTTTGTACTTATCACGAAGAGGAACAGCTTCCGCAAGGATGTCATCCCGCGTGGCATTAGGTTTACCAATCAACTCCCGGAACTTGTCAATGGAAGCATCAGTTGCTTGGGGGATTAATAGACCGCGCATCCGGTTAAATGTACGGCTCCACCAAAGATCCATTGTTAAATAACCTTCTGACCCAGAAAGGTTAGCATAGAAGGCACCAAGCTTTGGCCCAAAGTAAATAGCAGCAGCAGGTATCCGCGTGTTTGCCAGATAAGATGCATCTGATTTTTTGCCAATAGAACGCAGATAAGCGTTCATGTCAGCAACAGTTACTTCTTTCTTTAATACTTGTTCAAAGTTCTCGCCATGCTTAGCAAGCAGCACTTCAATTTGCTTCAAGTTGTTAATTAAAGCAGTGGCCCTTCTGTTGCCCATAGCAACCAAAGGCTTACCATCCCTAAGCTTTGCGTAAAGCTTTACAGCGTTGGATATGTTCTTGGTGACCTTCTCGCCATTGGATGTAACAGCAACAATGGCAGAGAAAACAGACTGCGCATGTCTGTTATAACCAAGCTCTGGGAATCTTGTGGAAAGCTGTTTAACTGCTTTAGGATAGTTATTAGAGTACCAGCCTAACCCAGTGCCCGTCTTAGAAGAGGATGCAAGTTGATAAGATACCTCATCTGCTAATGCCCTAGATATGGTATTTAAATCATCAGTGGTTAATTCTTTCCGATTCATTTGCCCCTGGTTCTCAAGAGTTTCTCTATTGAGAGCTATAGCAATATCACGGACTTTATTAAACCGGTTCCTCACTGCCTTTGTTTTTAATCCAAGCTCGTTTCTGGCAAAAGCATCATTTGCCTCCATGATCCCTCTTGTGGACAATGGAATAGAACGCAGGCTTAGCTTTTCTTGTTTCTTAGATTCATACTCTGCTTTGGTTCCTTGGTATTCAACAGGCGTGTTATGGTTCAACACAACCATCATACCCATCTTGGGAACTGCATAGCCATCATACCCAGCGTCAACAATCAACGATTCCATCGTGTTTGCATCGCCACGGGCTTCTGAATAAAGCCTGCTTACGACTGCTGGAGGTGCCAGATTGTCAAAAGTTTGGGTGTACACATAACCACCCAACCCGGACTCAGGCAGAGGCATAGTGCCATCTGGCTTGGCAATGTAGAAGTAGACCCGCTTTTTAATGCGGTCATCCCAGTGGGTTTCCAGCCGACGAGACTCAGCCCCACGCAGCCCAGTGCCGTACTTAAGCGCATCTAGGGTGTCAGTTTTTGCTTTGCCGTAATGTACCCCGCTAAAAGCAACGGAGTCTGGTTGCTTTGTACCAAGGGTTATCCCTCGTAAGGAGTACTTGGTTGCAGCAACTTGCAACTCTACTGCTTGTTCGTATTCAACAAGAGGAGTTTTAGCAACAGCTTCATCACCAGCCTTTAAATCACCCTTAGGGTTAAAAGATGGGTCATAAACATAAAACACCAAGTCTGGATTGCCGTTTTGGAATTGCTTAAACTTCTGGAAATCCCAGAGTTCAGTCGCCATCTCTGGGTTAAATTCAACCCTAGCAACTGGACGGAATTGTGCCTTGCCCAATACGCTGGGAAGCTTTGTCCTGTAAGCATCTATTCTTCTGCCGCCTTCTTCAACAGCAAGGCGCAATGTTGGGTATGCTTGTCCACCACCGCCAGAGAAGAATGAACCAATCTCATCGCCAATCAAAGCAAAGCCTGATTCTTTGTCTTCCGACAGGAAAAGCCTAGCGTCTTGATATGTTTCTAAATCATGCACATGCAAGGGGAAGGCATATTCTCTGCCGCGCTTTACACGGTCAACAGCATTCCTAAACATCTTTGCATCTTTGCGGGAATCCAATTCTTGAAATACAGGCTCATCTTTAGATATGCCTTCTTTCCAAGTCCAGTCAGGCATAAGCCCAACCTTCTGATCAGCAAAAGCGGTTTCAAAAACTTTTGCTTTTCTGTTTTTTTCCCCATTAGGACCGTAGTTTACTTCGCTATTTTGCCCTCTAGTTTCACTAGTAAGAGCTTTTAAAGCGGGCCCATAGAATAATTTTGCATGAGCTTGCCATGCGTTTTCTTCACCTTCAGCCCTAAACCCAGCACCTTCAAGCCCGTGCCCAAACGCATCATGCACAGCACGGAACAAATCATTTGCCGTAACCATGCGTTCAATGCCGTTCTGGTCTTCCCATAAAAGACCAGTATCCGCAAGCATTGGGTTGTTTTTAACAGCAGATTCTGTTCTGCCATCTGGCCCATACCCATCGTATGTGCCATAAACTGCCATTGTTTTATTTGCGCGGAGATCCCGCATGGAATTCCAGGCATTACCATCATAGGGGTCTGTTTCCCCGTCAAAAAACGTAAACTTATACCCGCTATCACTTAACGCATCAAATTGATCCCGAACTTGCCGAATCATATCGGCATAAGCTTCTTTTACTTTGGGGTCTTCCGGGTTATTTGGCATTGCCAAATAAGCTTTTGCAAGACGTTTAGCCCGGTCTACGTTTAATTCAACGTATTCAGATTGCCTCTTATAAGGTATGCCGTATTTCTTGGCATACTTCTCAGCAACAGCTACTAGCTCTGAATTGGGCCCACCCCCCTGCACAGTCGGCGCACCAGAAAGCGCCGTATCTTTTCCGCTTCTATCCCGTCCTCCTCCGTCTCCGGTCGGCGCGGATCGTCCTCCTCGTATTGAGAGCTTTCCTTCATCGCCGCCATCGCTTCCTTGCCCGCCTCTATCGCCGGGTCTAAGCGCAGGTTCTCCAGATCTAGCTTGTTCACTTGCTTCTCCTTGTTGAGTGCCTGATTGTACGCCTGACTGTGTGCCACTAGTGGTTGACCCTCCTCTTGAAGGGGCTTTTAGCTCACCGCGTGCAATCTTGCCAAAGATCTGCCTAGCAGCTTGCTCAGAGGTGTAGATCCCATTGCCCTGTAAAGCACTCTTAATCGCGTCAAACAAGCTAATCAGCCTGTTTAGGATTGCCTTGAGCATCCCAGGAGGAGCCCCGCTGGTGTCGAAGTCACCGAAGGCATCTGCGATTGCTTCTTCAATGATGGCATTGGGGTCAGACTTGAACTCAGGCCGCTCCATGTAGGCATCGTAACGGGACTTCTCTCCCTCTTTTAAAGGGTTGCCATCTTCGTTGCGAGTCTTCAAATAGGTGTCAATCCACCCATCATTGGCCTGTTTGGTCAGAGCCTTCCATTGACTTTCACTGAAGAAGCCCAGTTCCTTCAGGGCATGGATAGCTTCATGGCGCAGAGTCCTTACAGGCTTGTCTGCGTCCAGTGCAATCTTGATGAGCTTTGCTGAGTAAGAGCCTTCATACTTCTTGGACTCAATGTCATCCATGATCTTGACGGCAACATCCTTAAGGCCCATGCGGTTAAGCATCTTGCTCAGGATGTTCTTAAACTGCTCCGTCTTCTCAGCAATCCTAGCGGGGCCCTCAGCTTTAAATGCCTCAATGGCAGCTAAGTCTTGCTTCTCAACCTCAGAGAGTTCTGCTGGGGGCTTGGCTTCCTTGGCTGCTTCTTTGGGCTTACGCTTGGAGAAGTACTCCTTTTCCTGGGCTTCTGTCCCGGTCTTAGCAGCAGTAACAAGCTCTTCAGACAGGGCTATTGCCTCTGTCAAAGCATTGGAATCCTTAATGCCCAGCAGTTGGGCAATAGTCTCTACAAACTTGCTCCAAGCAGTGGTCTTCTCATAAGCAATCTTAGATAACCAGTACTGGAAATCAGGGTTACCCCATGCCTCGCTTACAAACTCATGGATGTTGGTAAGACCATACGGTTTATGAGTATTGGCATATTGTTTGTTATGTAATGGATTTACCTCTTCACGAACTTTTCCAAGGTTTTCTTTTACATGTTCAAACAGTTTTTGCAACTTCCTAACTATTGGCTTTTGTTCCGCTGTTGGGTTATCTATTGAATAGCTGGTAATTGCATGAGTGTATTCATGCGTTAATATGTTTTCATCTTTTGCAAAATACGGGCTTTGTATTTCAACAGTGTTTGTGCTGCGGTCAAAACTTCCAGCAATGGCAGTCCTTTTTGAAATAACCCGACCAATGGATTGCCGCAGACGATCTTCACCAAGTTCTTTTGTTTCTTCTTCAAGTTTTGCTAAAGTATTAAGGAAAGACTTTTTTACAATTGTTTCCCCTCTTTGGAACTCACGAAGAGTAATTTCATGGTTCCCATTACCAAGATCATCTATTATTACGTCTTTTGGCAAAAGAACATATGGGCTTAATAATTTATATGGAACATGATCCATATCATTTGGCAACTGTTCAACAATTGGCTTTAACTCCCGCATTGCATCAAGTTGATTGATGTGCATGGTATGAGCAACAACTGTGTTTTGATCAGCGGTTCTACGAGAGTAATCTTCCTGTTCACTTGCTTCTGGGTTAATTCTTGTCTTTAACCCTGGAATTAAACTAGCCAGTTCGGCTATTTTCTGTGTGAATACATTTTTGCTTTTGCTTAAAGCAGAAAGAACCCCTGGGGTGTCTTCCAGCATCACAGCTTTGGCGGCAGGTTGATTTACTCTCCCACTTAAATTCCACCCGCCCGCTCCTCTTACCGCGCCTGTTGCTTTGCCAAATGCTTCTCTTTCTTTAAGCATTGAAGGCTGACGCTCAGCCGCTGTCGTTGAAGGCCCAACTAACGACATCTCTTCTACTGAAGGGGGTGCTGCTGTTTCTCCTCCAACAGTGCCTGTAACATTCTGCCCAGTAGAAACCATTCCATCTGGCTGAGTGGCTGCAACTCCTGGGGTGGTGCTTCCTGCACCGGGCTCGCTAGCCAACACAGTGCTTTCTCCACCTGGGGCTGTGTCAGTTGTTCCAACATTTACAGTTCCTTGTGTCGCAGGAGTTACAGGCTTAAAGAATGGGATTGATTCTATAAAGGTATCAATGTTCTGGGACGTAGCTCCAGGCTTAATACCTGCCTTGTACTTATTAAGTATGTCAATAACGGCAGCAGCTTGCTCCGGATTGCTTATGTCCTTACCAACAATCTGGTCAAATATATTGGTCTTGCTCTTGTTCTGAACAAACCCAATAGAGTTTGCCAGTTGTGCTGAAATGACCGTGGACAGATCAGCAGGAAGGAATGACAGATCCCCTGCGCCTTCAGCCTGTGGCTGTAAAGAGCGTGATGCCTCATCAAGTTTCTTTAACAGGAAATCATTTACTACACCCTCTGTATCGTTAAGAGATGCAGTGTTGGCAGCTTTAATTGCAGCCTTAATTTCAGGTGTCTGGGGTAAGGCTTGTAATGTCCCTATGTACGCAGGGATTTGCCCATACGGAAGATTGTTTAAATCTTGCTCGTTAAGGATGGGGGAGACAGGGGGAGGCGGGGGAGCAGGCGGCGGGAGTAGATTTAACTTCTCTTCGTCTATTTCATTCTTCAACCGCTGAGCAGCATCAGCCAAGGACTCACCGGGGCGTTGCCCAGGCATAGCACCTACAACCTCAGCTTCACGTTGTTCCCTGCCGCGCTCAAAGTAACGCCCAACAGGAGCCATAGCCCCACCAAGGGCAGCACCGCCCAGGAAGCTGTCTAGGTATTCCTTCTGCGCTTTCTCATCGGTAAGGCTTAAGCCCGCCTGTAACCGTTCAAAGACTTGCTGGCCGGCTTCTGTAAGCCCCTCTACCCCCATTGTCTTGCCGGTAGAAAGAGCGTAGTCCGCAACAGTTCTCTTTAAACCTTGAGTAGCAATAGCCTCGGCTTCTTCTGCCGTCATCTTCTTACCAGCAGCACCAAAGATTCCCCGGACACCAGGGATCATCTTCAAGGACAGCACATCCAACGCAGCCTGCGGGATAGCAGCCAAGGCAGCAGAACCAAGCTCAGCATCGGCTAAGGAAGAACCTTCTTCCATTTTCCGGGTAAGGTTTGATCCAGTGAACTGAGCACCAGATACGAGACCAGTAAGGCCCATGCCTATCCCGGTTGCAACAGCAGGAGCAATGGTGGCCGGTAAGGCTAGGGTGGCAACACCAGCAAGTGCAGGAGCAGCCATATAGGCAGCAGACCCGCCAGCAAGCTCTTTAAGCTTCTTTAAAGGAGACTGTGACCAGTCATCTTCAGTGGGCTGAAAGATCTTTGCGGACTCTTCACGTTGCTTGGCTATATAGTCTTCAGCAGACTTAATATCCATCAAGCCAGTCTTGGCTGCAAGCGCAGCCGCATCACCTTTTAAACCTTTAAAGCCTGCCTGTAATGCCGGGAAAAATCCAGACTTAGTTTCATCCGGAGGAGCAGGAGGCCTATTAGAGTTTGGAAACTTTGCCAAAACAGCTTGCGCCACTTGGGCATCGGTAGCATCGTCAGGGCCTTCAATTTGGTATGTGCCCCCATCAGGAGCGGTAACACGATAAGTAGCCATTATTTGGGTAACTTAGTTACGTTAAACCCCGTTGGGGCATTGAAGGCCGCATCATTTAAATTAACAGGAGGAGGCAATCCTTTTGCTTTTTCATGTTGCTCATACATTGCCCGTTCAGTTTTGTATATCTGATCGTTAATTGGCTTGACGGCATTTGCTTTGTATGCCTCATGTTGACCCAAGATGGTTTCAAATTCTGCTCTAGCAGTTTTGTCGCCTGTGCCAGCCAAAGCAATAACAGGTTTGTTTCTTTCGTTAAAGACTTTATCAAGTTCGGCAATGATTGCTTGTTTGTTATTGTTAAATTTAGCCAAGCCTGCGTTAAATGTCCCTATGCTGTTAGCAGTTTTAGTAAGATCGTTGGCCTCTCTCATGGTGCTAATCTTAATCCTGTCAAGGTTAGCCATAGTGTCAGTATTGTAAAGACTGGCCCCAATACTACCTGATTGACCAGCAAGTTGAGCTTTACGGTCTGCGTTGTCTTTGAGTATGGTGTTAACGTCTTTAATAGCGGCGATGTACTTCTCTTGGTCACCAACCTTCTTGGCATTCTGAGCATCAACAATAAGCCCGCTAAGCTGAGCATTGGTCAGTCTACGGGTAGTATCCGCTTCCGTCAACCTGCGCTCTTCCTCACCAACCCGTGCCATGCCTTCACCATTGCGGTTCATAGACATATCCCGCATCAATTCTCTAAACTGCCTTGAGCCAAAGCTTTCTTTACGCTCCTTGGCGGCAGTGTCATACTCTTCTTGAGCCCGCCGATACGCAGCAAGTTGCTCAATGCCGGCAAGAGGTTGATCAGCCCGCATCTTGTTTAAGCGGTTAACTTCATTCCGTTGCTCAGTCGTATCAACGTCTTGGGCATACTTTTGTGTCCGCTGTATCATCCCTTCTACAGATTCCGGTCCAGTCTGTGCGGGGGGACGGGGAGTCTGTTGAACAGGGCGGGAAACGGCTTGCGCCACGGGAGGCCTTGAGGACTGAACATCCCTCGTGTCCATCATTGAAGTAGGAGCCGCATTCGGTATATCGCGGGTGTCTTTTTGTCCTTCAACTGTACGTTTTCTTTCTCCTTGAGGAGCATAAAATTGGTTGGAGATAACAGACAGAAGCTCTTTCCTTGCTGCATCAGCATCTCGTTGAGCAGCCTCCAGCCCCTGTGGATCATTTTGTTTCTTTATGATTCCGTATTGGTTTAATACAGCATTTGCCCGTGCAGCTTCATCTTTTGCTCTTTGTAAATCAACATTCTCATCTGGCTTTTCAAAAGCCCGCCTTAACAAACCAGCAGCCTTAGATGCCGCTTCAAGTTCTGCTGCGGTTGGCTCTGCTTCAGGAACCCTCTGCCCTTGTTCTCCAGTTCCTTGAAACCCCAGCACACCACCCTCTTTAAACCCATGCATGTTGTGTGCGTTTAAACCTGCAATGCCACCACTAGCCATTTGCTGAGGTTGAGCTTGTTGGGCTTGAGCCATCATCGCCTGTTGAGCCGCCTGCTGCTGTTGAGCCTGGATCTGCGCCCCAATGCCTGCGTTTTGCGCAATACTAGCAATCCCATTTTGCTGGGGTTGTGGTTGACTTTGAGGAGGAGCGGGTTGCCCTTCCGGAGCTTGAGGCTCAAAAGGTTGAGAAGCCTGTTGAGCAGCTTGTGCGGCCTGCATAGCCACGGTAGGGCCAGCCGGCCCCTGTGGGGTTGCCTGAGTCTTCTTAAACTCTTCTAGCGCCCTGGTCAAGTTAGCAAGGGCAGCAAACGAATCGGGAATAACAGCTTGTGGATTGGACATTTGTTATTTCCTTATTTTGGCTTCTTGCCGTAAATCAACTCGTCAATTGCTGTAGCAAGATCCTGGGCATTACCAAATGCCTTACTAACGTCCATAGCAGGACTTGTTGCAGTGCTGGAAGTGACGGTAGAAACTGGTAAGCCTTTGTACAGATTCTGTGTAGCAAGAATACCAGCCATTGGGGCTCCACGTTCTTCTTCAAACGCCGCCTTCTTAGCCGCAATGCCTTCAGCTTCAATCCCGCGTTCAGTAGCCCCGGCACCAGACAGTGCATTAAGGTTTGCAATCCCAGCCGCATTCTGCATAGACCCTATGTTTGCTGCTGCGTTGTTTGCACCTAACTGGTTGGTCAATGCGCCCATCCCAAAAGTAGAGCCAAATTGAGCTTCTTGTGCCTTGCGGGCTTCCTCTGCGTTGAACTGAGCAGTTGCCTTATCGTATGCAGTATTGTAGCCCGCACCTGCTATCCCGGCTAAGTTAGTTCCAAGATTCCTCTGAGTCTCAGTGTTCATCAAAGCACTTCGGCTACCACCAAAAGCCCCAGCTTGGGTTGCCTTGGCATCATTTGCCATCTGGGTAATCTGAGATTGCCGGCGAGCTTCTGCCATTTGAGGGTCAAGAGAAGCTTGTAAGTACGGGTTCATGTACTTAGTCGCCGCAGCAGCGTCAAATGTTGACCCAACCGGGGAGTAGCTCATAGCCCCCATCTTGTTGCCAATGTCTGTTGCTGCTGTCCCTGCTGCACCAATGCTAGTTGGAACACTAAGGTTACCCGCTGCTGTAAACGCTTTGTTCTGTAAAGGAGAAGTGCCAGCCGTCAACGGGCCTTTGTACGCCTGATAGGGCTCTTTGGCAAGTGCCGTTCCACGGGTGATGTAGTCAGCAATCCCCGGTCCAGCCCATGAAGACAGGTTGGATTCGTTGGTAGCAGGCATTCCAGTGGAAGATGTCCCTGGAGCTTTAACTACATCACCTGCGTTAAAGGCAACCGCTCCGCCATCAGCATAAGCAGGCAGAGAAGCTAACCCACCCGGCATGAACTTCTCAGGGTTGATCTGCTTGCCTTGCTTACGATTGCCTGTACGGGCCTTACGAACCCGGTCCATCATCCTGTACAGGACATCAGCGCCAGCAGTGGAGTTACCGTTACCCAGATGGGAAACAACATCCGCAGGGATAACAAACTCACCATGACTTAGCTTGGCTGCTTGTTTCTCATCAATGGTGGTATCAAGTTTATCAGCCATACCGTCAGTCTTGCCGTGTAAATACCTGCCACCACGGGCTAGGCCGGCAACACCACCCATAGCAAACCCACCGTACCCTTCCATTTGCATGGTGTTTGGATTGGGGAGGTTTAAATCTCCAGGGGCTTGATAACCTTGATCTCCTGGCTTTAAGTCCATTGTGCTCATCCCAGGATAGTTTTCTGGCTCAACCTGAGTTTGCAAAAAGTTTTCCTTGTTATCGTAAAGTTTCCCATAACTAAAAAACTTGCCTTCTGGGGCAGCAACCATTTTCCCGTCTTGCAATTGCATATACTGTACAGGGAGTGGCGTACCGTCTTCAAAGTCTTCGTAAACAGTCCCATCTTTTACAGACAAGTTGCCACCCTTTTGGCCTTGCATCCGTTTACCGCCAAGTTCATTTTGGTACATAAACCCCGTGGCAGGGTCTATTAACCGTTTTACACCACCTAACCCAATGATTGATGAAGAGCCGTCATCATTTCCCCGGCCAAACGATTCCCCTGGACGCAATGGCCCAGCTTGGTCATCTTCCTTAGGGCCAAAGTCTTTAGGCAAAGAGCCAATGCCCTTCTTAGCCAAGAAATCAGCCAACGGGACACCATTCACCATCTGGGGAGGAGTTGCCGCACCCGGCTTGCTGTAGGACACATCAGTGAACTGCCTACCACCCATTACAGGCTTACCGCTGTAAGGCTGATACTCTGGTTGTTCTATCTGCGCTCTGTTGGCTACATAAGCATTAGGATCAATGACACCCTTCCAGCCTGGAGAAGCACCGGCCTTGTTTGAGCCTAGAGCAGAACCAAGCAGTGACGCTAAGAAACCAAGCCCACCTGGGGTAGATGCTTTGTCTAAGAGTTTCTTAAATATGTCAGACCCTATGGGAGAACCGCTACCCGGAGTAAACGTTGTATCTTTCTGTGGGATTGGATTCCCATCTGCATCCTTTGGCACTTGATCACTGCCATAAGTGTCATAAGGGTTTATGAGTTCCCCTGTTATAGGGTCATAAGTGCCATCTGGGGGAAGGTTTGTAAGATCTGGAAGCAGGTTTTTGTTTAGACTATCAAAAAAGTCGCTATCTTCGTCGTTTGGGTAGTTTGGGCTCATAATTAACTCCTATATCCAAGTTCATTAAGAAGCGCCATCATCCGGCTGTCTCCTGATGGGTTCTTACGCTTCTGTGCGTCTTTGTAAGCATAGAGAGCGGGGTTTAGCATCCTTAAGATGTCCGTCTCAGGAAGCTGCATAAGCTCTTGGTGCAACTGCTGAGTTGTCCCAGGCATTGTATAGCTTGGCGTAGTAGTGGTTTTTGTGGGGGTTACCACTGGAACCTTGGGGACTACGGGTTTAACTACAGGCTTAACAACAGGCTTAATGGGCTCTACAACAGGCTCATTGACCTCCGGTGGGGGTTCCTCACCAGGGTAGATGAACGGGAACTCTTTGGGCGGTGTTTGGCCTATGATTTCTACTTCCTGCGTTATGTCGTCTGTTAATTTATCAGGGACAGTTTCTGTTTGTTCATCAGCAGGGTAATAAGGGTTTAAATCTAAGACAGTATCATCTTTTAACTTGTCTTTAATTTCAACCTTTTGGGTATTGTCGACTATCGGTCCTTCGTTAATAGCCCCAAGGTCTAACCCGGCATCTTTTAAAAGAACTTCCGTTTGTTCATCTGCCGGATAGTTATCTTTTGGCGTTGTGCCAGTCACTTGAACTTTCTGCGTGTTATCAAGTGGGGTGTCATATGGGCCTAGCAAGGCCATTAAATCATCAACAGCGGTGTCTTTGGGTTGAGCTTCACCTTGGACAACAACCTTTGGCGTTAATTGGTTTGTAAGAACCTTCTGCGCTTCGTCAGACGTAAACCCATTGGCCTCAAGGAACCGCATTAGCTCTATGTCAGGGGTGCGGCCTGTAATCTCAACTTTTTGCGGTGCAGCATCCAAGCTAGCCGTGGCTTCAGGACGCTCTGCAAATGCCCCGAAATCCAACCCATAATTAGAAGGGGTTTGTCCTGTAACTTCAACTTGGGGAGCCGCGCCTGTAGGCAATTGCTCTGTAGCCGGAGCGGTTAATAAACCTGCGTCTTTGTATATCTGGTCTAACTCTTGGTTATTCGATGGAACAGAAGGACCACTGTAGAAAGTATCGGCTTCATCACTGAGTGGAGCATAGGCGGGTTGTTTAGACCAGTCTTGATACGCCTCCCGTAGCACTTCTTCTTTTGAAAAAACATTGCCAACCAATTTGCCTTTGTTTGGCCCTTTTTCTATTTGTGATACTGAAAGAACAGACCCGTCATCCTGGGGATACTCTCCAGGCTCTGTGATCCCGCTCATCAAGTCTTTAGGGGCAGCTACGCCAGGGGTTGTTTGTTTACCTTCTGCAACAGACCCCTTAATAGCCCCGCCAAGCTCTCCTATAGCAGCCTTTAAAGCAGCCGTTGTGCCATCACCGCCCGTCAATGAAGCAATCGCTGCTGGGCCTAAGATGTTTAAAGCAGAGGGTGGTAGCCCTGTACTGCCAACTGCGTCACTTACAAAGCTGTTTACACCAGAGCCCGCAGCAGCCCCTGCCCCCGCTGTCAGGGCGTCTTGAAGGATGTTCTTGTTGCCAGTCAGGAGGGACGTTACCCCACTGCCCGCAGCAGACTGAAGGCCTTTGTTCAGGGCTGTGTCTAAAGACTTTATGCCAGTAGGTGCTACGCCTTTGGGTAACGCATCACCAATGGCAGACCCAAGATAGGATGTGGCCCCGCTTGTAAAGCCTGCCTTTAATGCGTCCCCAAAATCCCCACCACCCCCTGCTGTTTTGCCAGCATTGACAATACCTTGGCCTATAGCCATCTGGGCACCAGTCCCAAGACTTGGCGCAGCTAAAGCTCCAACTTTCCCCGCTAATGGCCCAAGAACTCCCGCCATGCCGGCTTGGATAAGCAACCCAAACAGAGCATCATTAGGGTCTTTAGTGTTTACCTCTGAAGGCGTACCAATTAGACCGTCTGGCCCAAACTGCTGTACTTGATACTTTTGGTTCCCAGTCTGCCGCCAAGCCATGTCCTGCGGTATGGATTCTGGACCCCTACTGCCTACAGTTTGATCCTGACCTTCTCCAGATGTAAACGTTGCTGGGCCAGTCCCTGGGAGATACCAAGGGGAATCCTCTATCCCAACTTCTGCCTGCCCAGGGGTCATGCCTGCTGGGCCAGTAAACCATCCTTCAGGAGGTAGGGTTGCCATTTAAACAGCCTCCCCGCCACTGGCTGTGATAGTCAACCCAGTCGAAGAAGCTCTGACTCGTAGGGTTTCCCCGGCGTCCATAACCTGAATGCCCTTCCACTGAAGAACACTATTAGCAGCTACTGAAAACGTGTAGTAGATAGCATTGGCTGTGCTCGCCGAGCCGCTTACAGGAACAAGATGAACGTCTACAGTCAGCGTCCCGCCCGTGGTGTTGCAGATGTCAAGCTGCTTGACATAGGTCTTGGACAGCGCAGGGGTCGTGTAAAGCGTAGCTATGGTGCCCGTGATAGCCGCTTGGCCCAGCTTTATAGCAGTGACGGTTTGAAAGTTTGCCATGCTAGTCCCAAGTGTTAAGCCAAATCATTGTCTGACTAGAGGAGACTTGCTCGTTGATGACCCGGTTCTGGTTGTCCAGAAGGCTGAAGTAAATCCGTGAAACATTCCTAAACCGTTCTTCAGCCCCCCGCTCGTAGTCTTTCTCGGCTAAGGGTAGGTTAGGTGCAACGAATGCAGTGGGGATGCTCATCTTCGTCCATCAGGTCTAATATCAAGTCTGGGTGCGCCAAGCTGCCACTGCACCCCTAGTGCGGTAGATTCTACTTTGATAGATAGCTGCCGTCCACGAATCCTTGTGTAAACCTGACCAGTGAACTGCTCTATAGGGTAAGTCCCCGTCCTTGTGACGGTTGCAAAACTTTGCCCTGAACTAGTCGCAGGGGGACCGTCGTGACGAACAGACTGGTTGCTGTTTGTAGAGGTATTGTTGTTGTACCCAGAGCCTGAGTTGGACAAAGGTAAGAGGTACATGGTCGCCGCAGGGTTGGCAGCGGAAGAACCCCGGAAGGTGATGTCAGGCAGCATACGCCAGACAAACGAGAAGTTGTGCCCGTCGTCTAAGTCAAATTCAGCGGACGTAATGTATGAGGTAATTGGCACTGACACATTGGTTGAGAGGTCATCAGTCCCAGTTTCTTGGAACATCAACTTCTTGTTTGTATCATCAGCAGCTATGGGTAAATGCCCTGTAACACCAGCGTCTATCCACGCAGTACGCACCATTGTCCCAAAGTACCATATCTTTTCCGTGTAGTTATAGACTACATAACGATCATTGGTAGTGCTGCCAGCAGAACAGTAGAACCACCATACTTCGTTAAACTTCTCTACAGTAGAACCAAATACTTGCTCATTCTGGTTATTGTTAAAGCCTGGAACATCATCAAAGACATATTGCAGCAAGTCACAAGTTAATGTGCCGGTGCGGCCTTCATACAGATAGAACTTGTCTAACCCCATCCAGTATGTAACGCCAGCAGCAGTTGCCCATGCCCTATCACTTAGGATAGAAATATTGTCGGTAAGAAGGGTAGAACTCCAAACAATAGGCGCGCCAACGAACTGCAAAGAGTACAGCGCTGTATCAGTCCAAACAAGTATTTCCTGCCGAGTCTGGGCAACAGCAACAATAGATGAGCCATGAGAAAGGCGAAGACTGCCTGCTTGATTAGTAACCGCAGGAGTCCAATTGACTGCACTTTCCTGATCAGACCACCGGATAAGCATGGGGTCTAATTCAGTATCGCCGTACTCGTTAGTACCAAAGGCAAACACAAACCTAGATGTGTCAGACACAAGCATTAGGTTCTGCATCACCGGGGTATCAGACGCCCCAGCTAGTGAGGACAGTGCCACGCCACGAGAAGTCAGCGGAGAACCAGAAGTACTCCAGTAGTACAACGGTCCACCTTTGGGACCAAAGATCAAGTCTTGACCAAAGTTCTGCGCATTCCATATGCGTATAGCGCTAGTGGACGTTGAGCCCGTGCCCCACCCACCAGAACCCCAGAAGCCCGCACCCCACCCGTACAGTGAGACGTTGATTGCATAGCCTACAGGTACTTCATAAGCCCCGACAACTAACGTACCGCCATTCCCGCTATCAGAAGCATTCGCCGTTGCCGTGGCTGTAATGGTGTAAGTGTTTGCGGTGGGTGTAGTAACGATTTGGTAGTTCTGGTTTAAAACAGCGGCAGTGATGTTGCCACCAAGACTGACAGCCCCTGAGAAAGTCACAAAGTCGCCAACACTGGACCCAAACGCAGTGTCAGTAACCGTTATGGTTGCCGACCCATTTGTTGCTGCAAACGTCACATCCCCAACAGCAGTTGTTGCCCGGATAGGAGTGATGTCGTTATACGCCAACCCCGATTCAATGTAGTACTTAAGGTTAGTACCGACACCAAGGTATGGGAACGCGCTGTTGGTCGTCCAAGGCCACAAAGACCGAGCAGTACCCAGGTATGTAGCACTAGGCGTTACAGGCGTCCAGCCGCCAATCTTCTCAGGAGTGCCTTGACGGAAACGAATCTTGTCGCAGTCATACCAGCCGCCTTCATTGGTGTACCGTGTGTTCTCCCGGTTTACACCGGGCTTTAGGGTAATTTTCTTGAGCGGCATAGCGTACCTTTACGCAACCCAAGGAAGCGGTTGATCGGCTGGGGATGGAGGGGGGTTTGCTAAGTAAGTGATCTGTCCTTGAATGGCAGCGTACAAGTTGTCTATCCCCGGTTGAGTAAGCGCCGCCTGCACCCAGCCTACCACTTGATCCTGCGTTAGCTGATCAAAAGGTGTAAACGCACCGCCTGTGTAGGTGAACTGCTGCATTCCTCTGATTGAAGTAACTGTGCCGTTCTCAGACCCAGTGACTGTGTACGTAGAATTCACCACAACATCAGACTGCCCGTCAACTTGCGGGAGCGTTGAGAGAGCGTTGATAGTCCAAACAAAAGTAGTCATTACTTGCCTTCAAGTTCTGCAACACGGGCGGTTAGTTCTTGGATTGCCTTGACCAACACCGGGATAAGCTTACCGTAAGCCGCCTCAAGTTTGTTGGGGTTCTCTGCGTAAACAAGTCCTGGTATAAACTCTTGCGTCAGGCTTTGGCAAGCCTGTAAATCTTGAGCAATGAACCCCGTGTCAGCAACCCCAATCTTGCCGCCATCTCGCATGTTCCAGTCAAAAGAAACAGGGCTGAGTCGGTTGATAAAGTTTAAACCTGGGATAAGTGGTTGAATGTTGGTCTTGTCCCGAGCATCAGACAATGACGTTATGCTTGTAACTTGACAACGCAAGGTGGTGATAGAACTATCACCAAGGGTAATTTCGTTGTTAACTGTTGCGGATGAGGCATACGCCGCCCTACCAATGCAAGAGTTGTTACCCCCGGACGTAATATTAGCCCCTGCAAAATAACCTATCGCAGTGTTTTCCTGGCCTGTAACTCCACTTAAACAATATACACCAACAGCCGTATTGCCAACCGAAGATATATTGTTTGTAAGAGTACTTGTCCCACCAACGGCAGTATTGTTTATAGCCGTTTCAAGCTTACTCAAGGCAGATGAACCAATAGCGGTGTTACCGAACCCAGTTGTAATTGCTTGAAGCGCAGAGGTTCCTGTTGCGGTGTTATCCGTCCCAGTAGCTTTCCACGCAGCAAATGCGCCCACAGCCGTATTGTTATAGCCCACCGTGGTGGTGGTCAAAGTGTTGGCTCCAACAGCGGTATTGTTGATACCAGAGGTCAATAGCGTTAGTGCATTAGCCCCTACCGCAGTAGTTCCACCAGCAGACCCTGTAGTGGAGGCTAAAGCCCCTGAACCTACCGCCGTGGTTGTAGCGACGTTATTAAGCCCCCGGCCTACCTTAACCCCGTTGCTTGTGAGGTTGGTGCCGTCAAAGGTAAGGTTTGCTGACGCCCCAAAAACACCACTGTTGTTGTACTGAACTTGGGTAGTAGAGCCAGCCACAATTGCCGGAGTAACCGCATAAACCACATTTGTGCCGTTGCAATATAAAGCAAGACTAGTTCCTGCCCCTACAGCAATACCCGTTCCAGCAGCCGTTTTAACGGTTATTGAAAACCCACCTGTGGTGTTGTTTGAAACAAAGTACAGTTTAGAAACAGCAGGGCAGATAACGTTTGCGGCAGCGCCGGGGGTTCCCGTGAAGTTGAGGAACATCTTCCGGGCTTCGTCAGTTGCGCCATTGCTGGTCGTTAACGTGTAATCCGCTGCGGTTGTAAAAGCTACTGTCGTGGTGCCCGCAACTGAAGCATCAACAAGGTTTGTAATGCCGTTGTTGACTACGGTGCCCCAGTTGGTATCTCCGTCTGCTGGGAGAGTGAGTTTAAGGCTTGTGGTATAGCTTGCTGGCATTTTACTTCCTAGTTAATTATCAACTGCCAATTGGCGTCTTGCGTGTTAGGCACCAGACCCCACACAAGGACTGATCCAATTTGACCGAAGGCCACAACGCCTGTAACGGGCGCAGTCCCAGCGGCGGTAACAACAACAGTTCCAATAGCCCCTGTGGCCTGTACCCCAGTGACAATGATGATGCTACTGAGAAGGATGGATACTGTGCCAATGCTTCCAACAGCTTCAACGCCAGTGACAACAACTGTAACTTGTCCCGCTTGGAACGCGCTTTCTTGGAACGCTGATTGTTGGAAAGCTACAGCCATGTTAGCCCTTGTTTTAGGCGCGTAAAACTATCAACGGCAACGCAGCAAGGATACCACCAAAGCACGTTGCGGCAGCGTCTAGAAACTCTACGCCATGAGGCCCGCGTATGGGACTGCCAGTTGCCCGCCAGTTGATTACCGCGTCACTGATTTC